GAAGCAAGAATAGTTTTAGACTCTGAAATTGTTTTCAGTTTTTGTCCTGGTTTGAAAACCAAGTTAGGATTAATTGTTGCGAAGTTTTTTAACACATTCACGGTGTCGTTTGATAAGTTCATATTTTCTCCATAATAATATATTATATCATAGTTTACGTTAAATGTAAACGATTATTTTTCATTCTTGTCATGACAAGCTAAAGCGATAATAGTATAATGCAAAATCTTTAAAAGATCAGCTCTATTATGTCCTTCTTTCTTGCCATATCTTTGAGCGTACTTAAGTACGTTGCCTAAAGCAAATCCCATACCATGACCACAATCAATGATGAATTCAGTTGATTGAAACTGATTCTTCGAATAATGGCCACCATAAGTTTTGTCAATATAAGCTTGAAGCTCTGCTATGAGAGCTCCTTCGTTAAACTTATAGTCTATTGTTTCTTTCTTTTTAAAAATCAACTGCATCTCCATTCTCATCAATTGCTGCTTCTTGTTGAATCTCATCAGCGTCTACTTTGCTGTAGAGATCAAGGAAAGCTTCTTTAGTATCGATGTCAAACCTTGAGATACAGAGATCAATTGCTTTGTCTCTCTTCTCAAATATTGAGTATGTCTGTACGATGTGGCAAAGCCTACGAGTTGAAATAAGTTCATCAACACCATCATCATAGAATGTTTTTCTGATAATGTCAGCCCATACTACGAGCTTGTCTGCGAAGTCTTCGTCTACACAATCAAATTTCTCCATGTGTTTAATAACGATCTTTTTCTCTACGTTTAGAGATGGGAACTGCTGGTCAACTGATATTGTAAACCTTTCAAGGAAAGCATCATCGATGATTGAAGCTGCTGTGAACCTACCATCTTCTGAACCTTTACCTTTTGTATTGGCTGTTGCAATAACGTTGAAGCCTTGTGCAGGTTCTACGATTTCTCCAGTCTTTTTGACTAGGACTGGTTTGCCTTCAAGGATTCCTTGTAAGCACATAATTTTGTTTGTTGCTCTATCGATTTCGTCTAGTAAAAGAATAGCTCCATTTTCCATCGCTTTAAGAACTGGACCTTTAGAGAAAACTGTTTCTCCATTGATGAGTCTAAAACCACCTAGCAAATCATCCTCATCTGTTTCAGGATTGATTTGAACTCTGATAAACTCTTTGCCTATTTTAGCGCAAGCTTGTTCTACCATGAATGTTTTACCATTGCCTGAGAGACCAGAGATATATGTTGGGTAGAACATATTTGACTTGACAATCTTTACGATGTCAGTGTATGCTCCCCAAGGAATAAAAGTATTGTCTACTTTTGCGAAGGTTCTTTCTTCGTTAACGATTGACTGCATTTGAGCAGCTTGTGGTGGAATTGTGTCAACCACTGAGGTAGACATAATTTCTTTTCTTAGTGGTTCAATAAGACCAGCAAGATCGTAAGTTCCAATCTTGACTCTGTTGTCTTTTTGCATTAGTGGATTCCAGTCTTTCCCGCTGTATCCAAGTGATTCGCCGATATCGACGATGATGTTTTTTCTGAACTTTGTTTGGTCAGGATATCTGACGGCAAGTTCTTTTAAAATAATCTGGGATGATTTATTCAAGTTATTCATAATATAGTTTTCTCCTTATCTTATTATAGTTATATTATACCATAGTTTGGTATCTTTGTAAACGACTTTTGGTGAAATAGTTGAAAATAGTTAACAGAAAAGTGTTGATCATTCTGCAACTACCTTACCAAAGTTAGTTAATAGGGTTTTGTTAAGCTTTTTAGCTTTACTGAATTTTTTAAATGCTGTTGTGATTTGTCCTTTTGAAGCATCTTCTGCTACAGCAAACTCGTCAGTATCAATTGCGATTCGTTGAGATTTCAAAATATATAATTCGTTATAGCCAAGCGAATTGTTAAATGTAACACATTTGTTTTTGCTATACTCTCTATTATACTTTTTCATATTGTCACCCCAATAAGCATCCTCATCGCAATCTTCAATTTTGTATCTAAAGTTGTAAGTTGAATCTGCTAAGAAGAATCCGATAGTAGTTAAGCCAAATTCTTTTTGAAGATTTTCTAAAAGATCAGTTGTACCCTTCTTTCTTAAATCTCTTAACTTTACATTTTTCTTCATGATGTTAATAATACCACCTTTGTACTTAGCGTATCTTGTATAGTTATCTCTTGTATGATTTTTAACAACGTCTAAGCCGTTTGTATCTCCATCTGAGATAACAACGAAATTCATATTGTCAATGTTGTTTGCTCTTTTGAATTGATCAACAATTCTATGAGAAGCTATCAAAGCTTGATTAAGAGGTGTTGAACCATATTCTTCTTGTGGTGCTAGTATTCTTCTTTCAGAATATCCATAGTCAAACCTAGCAAGTCTATTTCTCATAAAGATATGAAAGAGAGCTTCTTCGTAGTCTGTTTTCTTTAAAGTTGAAGTAATAATTTGTGCAAGTGATAAGCTACCATGATAAACTTCTGACTCAATTTGAGGAATTTCAACAAAGCTTTCCATTTCTGTATATCTCCAGCCTTGGCCAAGAGTAGGATTACAATTTGTAAATCCATAAACATCGAATGGAATGTTAACTGCTTTGCAGAAAACAACTAAGTGTAAGAGTTGATCCATGACATTCGTCATACATTGAGCCATAGAGCCAGAGTAATCAATAAGCATCATCATTCCATGATTCTTAGAATCTGCAAGTTTAGTAACTCGTGCAAAGATATCGTCATTTGTTTTATAAGACCATAGTCTATTCACATCAATTGAACCTGTTTTTGCTGTTTGAGCTCGAGTATATCTGTATCCAGCTTTTCTCATTTCGAATTCTCTTACTGCATAATTTACGTTTTTCTTAACTTCTTTTATATAAGATTTAAATTCTACTCTGAGCTCATCAGTTGATGGACTTAGTCCGTCAGATTCATCTGATGGATAGTCTTCCATTTTTTTATCTCTTGCTTTTTTGAGCTCTTGGTATGGAGTTACAATTGCTTTGCGTACGTCTTTATTAAATTCGTTACCCATAATAAGCTGCTCTCCAGATTCATCTGCATCTAAAAGCTTATGTTCTTTTCTTCTGAAGTTTTCGTCAGTATTAGATATATCTTCATCGTGTTTTTGATCTTCGACATTGCCTTGATTCTCGCCTTCGTCTTCTGATTTATCAGCTTCATTTGATTTATCGCTTTCGCCTTCAGCGTCTGTCTCTTCTTCTGTTTCTAAATCTGTATTGTCTTCTTTATCCATTCTTTCAAGAGCTTCTTCTAATGTCTCTTCGAAGTCTTGATCGTCATGACCAGTTGGTCCAAAATCATCTTCTTCTTCTTGACCTTCGCTTTTTTCTTGGCTGTTTGATGGAGGTGGAGTCATAAGCTCTTCTTGATTTTCTTTTGTATAAGCAAGAATATCTCTTACTAAATCAAGAACTTCATCAAAGGTTGTTGTTGTCATTGATCTTTTATAAAATACAATTTCTTCATCATTCATTGGTACTTCTAAATGAGCTCCAACTTTAGCTTTTAAATTGATTTTATCGATAAGCTTAACTTTGTCCCAATCTATATCGTGGAACTCTTCACCGAAGAAACCATCATCAAAAAGCTTTTTGTATCCTCTTGCCATTGGAGCAATAAGACCTACGTATGCGTCTTTGATGTGTCTTTCGATTCTTGCATCTTCTACAACATTGATATATGTGCGAGGACATCCTTCGAGTTTTTCTGGGCTATCGTGCCAGCCAGCGTATGGTGTAAACAATGCATGTCCAACTTCATGACCTATTAAGAGATCACTTACGTCTTTACCCATGTCTTTCCAAAGTGGTAAACCAAGAACTCTATTCTTGATATCGAACCAGGCAGTTTTGTAGTTGCCGTATTGGACTGTAATGTTTTCTTTAGCTAAGAGTTTAGCGAGAGTGCTTTTGTGTTTAATCATTGAGTTTCCTTATCTTTTTGATCTTGTATGTATATTATACCATAGTTCAGCGCATATGTAAACGACTTTAGGTGAAATAAATGAAAATAGTTAACAGAAAAGTGTTGATCTTCTGAGAAAGATGGTGCTGGTTGCCGGAATCGAACTGGCCACCTATGGTTTACAAAACCATTGCTCTACCGAATGAGCTAAACCAGCATTATTTAATCTTTGAGAAATTTCTTTCTTTAAAGAATTCAATCTTGCTTCTAAACTTATTCTCTAATACATCGCCTTTATGAGATATGATAAACACATTGCTTCCATCATCAAGAGTATCTAGAATCTTTGTAAGATTATCTACTCCATCGATATCTAAGCTTGAATCAAATGTCTCATCTAGGATAAGAAGATTTGAAGCTGCGCTATTCTTCATCTTAGC